GCTCCCATAATGGGAGCCCTGCAGAACGTCGTGAGACGCCCTGCCCGTTTTGGACCTCACTATATCCAGGTTTTGACCTAGAATGAGCTAAGTATGGCGCCGTTGAAGTCGAATATACGTTACCGTGAGGGAACGTACGTTGACACGACTACTGGGTTATCCCATAGTCATGTCGTCGCCGATAAGGTGGATTTTCTCACGATTTCCGTTTCTGGAAATCGAAAAGGAATGAATCCCTTTGAGGCGACTCATTGCACAATGACCGGTTCTATCATGAACGGGAAATTGGGCGCTGGCGACTTCTTCAACTGCCCGGCGGTGTTTACTGCTAATCCCCCAGATTACAATGCTGTTAGTCTGGGGAGAGCAAATATTACCGCACTACTTGCCGCGTCTAACCCTTCCAGACCTTCTATGCTCTTACCAGTTTTCTGGATGGAGTTGAAGGACTTGCCTGATATGTTAAGGCAAGCAGGTCGGATTGCTAAGCGGATATACTTTGAACGCGGGTCCTGGTCGAATCTAATTCGGCCCGGATCCGTTACAAGGGACACCGCCGCAGCGAATCTCGCCATCCAATTTGGATGGAAGCCATTCGTTTCCGATCTTTGGAAAATCGCTACGCTTCAAGATCAAGTCGAGAAGCGTCGTAAGGAGCTTAACGCTCTTTACACGAGAGGGTTGACAAGACGACTTAGCCTTGGGGACGGATCACTTAATGTCGAAGGTTCGGCACAAGTGTGGTCCACTCTAGGGATAGGCACGACCGTGGCTACCAAGACGTTCCACTCCGCAAGGGCGTGGGGCGTAGCAAGGTGGAAACCCAATGGGAATCTACCTCAATGGAAACCTACGGACGGAGAATTGCGCCGCCAACTGACAGGAATGTCAGCCGACGCAATTCTGCTCAATCTTTGGGAAGGTCTACCGTGGTCTTGGTTGGTCGACTGGTTTATTCCAGTAGGCCAAACGATACAAGCAGCCAATAGAACGGTTGCTATACCGGTCGCATCATGTGTAATGATCGAACGCAAGACTACGATCTCTTATGGTGGTAGGACCGTTGTACAGAACGTGCAACGACCTTGGAGTATATCTCCCGGAAGGAAGGAATCAACCATCCATTTCCGCACCATACAGAGTGGTATTATACCTGGAGTTACGGCCTCGTTCCCTACTTTGGGAGCGAATCAACTGTCGATCCTTGGTTCGCTAGCGATACTGAGGAAAAGATAAACCTCAGTAAAGCACAAAATAGCTGATCAAGGAGATCACCATGTTTGCAAATACGCTCACCATCACCATCAACTCGGTTGCCCAGATTCTCACTCGTGTGAATCAGGACAATTACGGTTCGGTCTATACTAAAAAGACCGCGACCGACGAGTACAACCTTAAGTTTCGAAACTCGAAGCAAGGTTCTGACGGAGTGGAGCCCCTGGACGTTCACAATATGTATTTCGAGCATATTGTGTACGCAACCTCTACCACGACGGAAAAGAAGTATTCCGTATCCTCAACTCTGAAGATGCGTCGTACGTCGGATCCAGCCTATTTGGCCTTCGTGGTACCAGGGTTCAACACGCTATTGAATTCTCAAGCCGCCGGACTAATTGGCGGTGAGTCCTAATCGCTTAGGATTCTAGCGTAGCGAATGCTGCAGACCTAGGACTGTCACCCCCCTTTAAATAGGAGCTAACATGAAAAACCTAGTTAATGTGGTGAACGGGCTAGTAGACGCGATGTTTGAAGATATCGCGCATACCGACCTAGTCACTTCAGAATGCTTAATCAAGACGCGGTACGATATGTATCACGCCTTTGCGCGGAGAGGGTTGCCGTTTTATACGATAACCATGCCCGCGTGCTCCAAATTCCTGGAATCTTTCCTGGAAACTGGAGAGATGAAGCACGAGCGGCCCCCATATCATGGAGGTATCACCAAAGATGACCAAAGGCCACGCTTTATGCATAGTCTTTGGGCTCGTATTAGTTCTGACAGTGGACAACTGCTGGCCGAACCTTGCCCTAAATCCATATTCTTCCTTAGACAGGTGTACAACCTATTTAAGAAGCTTGATATGGATTGCAAGCAGGTATATGTAGACCAAGCCGTAAAGGATTGGCTGCATATCGAGAACGAGTTGCCTCGTTCTCACCAGGACACATGGGATTCGGAAATTCCCGTGTGGTCACTACGGACCGGTCACCCTTTATGGAGTGACACGGTGGTGAACAAGGAATCGAAAGACCTCTTTGCTTTCTCCTTTAAGGATGAGCATCGGGGTCAACTCGGTTCCTTCAATAACTGGGTTCGAGGTGCATATAATGGCATCTCTTACTCTCCGGATGATCCAATTTGGAACATGTTCCGGCGGCTATGCCGCCATATGTGTTACCAACTTGGCCCTATTGACACCTGGTCGTTAAGGCCTAAGCATGGACCCGGGGCTGTCTCCGAGCGTGGAGTCATACGCAAGTATGAGTTCAACGTTTGGCCTCGGAAACTCCAGAACATCTTCCCAGCCGATTGGTTCGCATCACATGACCTTACAGATCGTTCGGTTAGTGATAAAGAGCCACCGGCTAGGATGTGCGCAGTCCCCAAGACACAGAAGGGTCCGCGGTTAATTGCCGCGGAACCTTCTGCTCATCAATGGATCCAAGGTGGAATCCAAAGATGGCTTGAGGACCGTGTCGCTGCTTCAGCCCTGGGAAAATCAATTGACTTCCGTAGTCAGTTGCCTTCCCGAGAGCTTGCGATTGAAGCAAGTTCTACTGGCCAATTTGCCACCGTCGATCTTTCATCGGCGAGCGACAGATTGAGCACGCGACTCGTAGAATGCGTGTTTGAGGGTCACCCTGACCTTCTAGACGCACTTCATGCGAGTAGATCCCGTAGCCTAACAATCCCAAAAGGGTTGACTAGCTTCCACACCAGCGATGAGCTGGTGGTTTTAAGGAAGTTTGGGCCACAGGGGTCTGCGGTTACGTTCCCAGTGCAAACCATCGTTTATACGATGCTAGCGCATACTGCAGTTGCAGCTGTGCTAGGAAACTGGGGACTTCGACCCTCGGACTGGAATGACCGTGCGCAGTATATACGCGTATTCGGTGATGATATTATCATCACTGAACCAGCGGTCGGTCACCTATATCGACTTCTAGAAGAGGTCGGTTTAAAGGTGAATAAGGAAAAGTCCTTTTCTAGAGGACAATTCCGTGAATCCTGCGGAATGGATGCCTATGACGGTGTCGATGTGACACCAGGCTACATCCGCAAGATGTACCAGCCTTCAAGCCCCGAAGCCTTGGTTTCGGTCGTCGAGTGCTCAAATAACCTTTACAAGAAAGGTCTTTGGCATCTCGCCGACAGTCTCCTAAAGACAGTTCCACAGAAAGAGCTAAAAGCTCTGCCTGTGAGCCGGCAGGCTATCGGACCACTCAGTCTCTTCACGTATGTGGAGCAGCCGCTCCTCGCCCAAAGGCGATGGAACAGTGATCTTCATATATGGGAGTACCGCTATTTGACCGTGAGGTCGAAGCAAGAGGTACTCGATCAGAGTGGTGAAGCCTCGCTCCTCCAATTTTTCTCGGAGGAACCAGACCCCATGTTACCATGGAAGTCGGGACAAGCGAGGAAACCGCGACTTAGGAAAACAGTCGCGTGGGTCGACCCTTATCAGGTCGCTGAGGAGGCGTAATCCGTAACAACGGACCG